TGTGAAGATGCTAACAGCTTTGCCGCCAGTAACTTCTAAGCTATTGAACATGCCGCCAGTGTGTGATACTGCAGTGCGACCTTGTACGCCCAATTGAATTCCGTTTAGATCTTTACCTGCACGAATATATTGAGCAGTGCTCATAACACCCGAGGTTTGATCTTTAACAGCATCAACATCTACGCTAAAATAATCCGCAGCAGATGTTGCAAATGCGAAAGCAACCAAAGTTGCACTAATAATTTTCTTCAAAATAAAACTCCTTTAAGTTAAGTGGTAGGTTATTCTGTTACGAGGAAACCTACCGAAACCCTAAGCAGTGTTTAGGCTGCTAATGCGAACTGTTCGTCGTTTGCGTTTACGGATTTTGCTTGATTAACGGTCATCGCCTACCGTGCTGTCCACGCATGTACTTGTTGCCCTGTCGAATCTAGGTCACCCCCATCATAAAGACTTTATCTCAGTAATGATATCATAAACTTTTGAATAAGCATCGGAAATCTTTTCTAAATTTTCTTCAGTCAAGGTTATCCCCTCACGGGCTTCACATTTAACTAAATCTTTAGCTAAATTTTCCTGCAATTCTTTAAGTTTATTATCCACTTAAATCCTTATGGTGGAGGTGGGGGGATTCGCACCCCCGTCCAGAACACTTTTCTCTTTGCTTCATACAGCAATATCCCTATTATATATTGTCTAGAAAAAATAATCTATAAATTAGTTGTTCAAATACCTTTTATTCTTTTATACTCTGCACGTAATTTTTTAAATTCGCATACCCAATCATCCCGACGTTCTTGGAATATTAATGTATTCTCATTATCAACACCCATAATAACAACTAGTCTAGAAACGGGGTTGCCGGTCATTTCTTCAAACGCTACGGCATACGCAGAACATTGAATAAAGTAATCATGAATATTATCTCTAGTTTTTACTCGCCGCGATGTTTTAAAATCGATAACCGATAGTTTACCTTTATATTCCGCAATACAATCTACAGTACCTGCTACCTGGAGATGATTAGAGTATAAAGAAGATTCTAATGCGTAGATATTATTGATATCGGATAGATGCGGCTTTACATTGTTCCACATTTCCGTATCAAACATATTTACTGTAACATTTTCATTCAGTAAATGTTTTTCGCATAATGTATGTAACCTGGTACCTCGTCTTGCAGCAGTACTAGATATTCTGTTTGCCTCTTCTTCGCCTACTCTTTTACGCCATTCTAAAATTGCTTTTTTCTTAAGTAGACCCGTCACAGTAGTAACCGACGGATATTTTTTACCCGTCGGTGTTTCATAAACTCGAGTACCATCCTGGGAAGTAACACGCTTAAGCTTTGGAAGCTCACATAATATATGATTAAACATTATGCCCAATCGTCCCCTTCTTTTTTCTCAGGAACAAACTTAGAAAGATCTGGAGGTTTCCATCCTTCCGGCTTTAAAATTTTTCCATCCTCGCGCCGAATAACTTTGCCTGTAGTTTTATCTATTTTTGATAGATTACTTTCAGCAACTGCTGTCCATGCCCCGTCCGAATTAAATTTTTTCATGCGACAATAACCTAGTATTACCCAGATCATATCCATGCACGCATCCAACTCTTCTACATCGTCTTCATTTTTAATTGCATCTACAAATTCTTTATACTCTTCGTGAATTAACTCTTTGTATAAATTTGCATTTTCTTCGGATGGGTTTTGTTCACACGCAATTTGAAAAGAAATAACGTCTAACGGCATACTTATCATAATATTATCCTTTGTTTATAAAACTTCTAAATTATGGTCCCAGTGTTTTTTTCTGTCCTCAAGACCAATTGTACCACCGTTGATCTTCTTTGTCATTGCTAATATGTCCTTTTTATCAGCAACTTCATTAAGACCATTTTTTTTCCAGAACCAGCAAGCAGATTCAATGGCGCCATCTATTGTTTCCAAATACTTGATAGTTTCATTCATATCTTTGCCGATTGCTTTTGCAAATGCAGCATAGTTATCGTGACCTGTTAATTGAATAGCACCCCGACCCCGATATTTATAACCATCACCCGACGCTTCGGGTCCGTTACCCATTCTGCCGCCATATACTTTGTTAGCAATCATTTCCGGTTTGCGCTCGTACTTTGCAGCTGTAGCATCATCGGGGAAGTATTTACCGAATACACCTCGAAGACCCTTTGCTCCATAATTTAAATTTTCTTGTAGTACAGTAAATCCTGCAGACTCGTGTCCACATTGTGCTAAGAAACCTGCTACCCTTTCCTTGGTGTTGATTTCATATTTTTCTAATATTTTGTTTAGTGCCGCTGTTAGCGCAGGAACATTTTTGTTCTGTGAAACGCAGCTTGATATTTGTTGTTCTGTTAATTGCATATTTTCCCCTATAGTTATTATTCGTACATGGTTTCATACTTCAACCGTGCTAATATATATTCCTTCACTATAGCGGATCTAACAATATCATCTACACCAAATTCAAATGTTTTAAAATTTGGCATCATATCTGCTATGACCATAAATTTTTTCAGACCCGACATATCATGTTTTTTGTACAAGTCTGTTTGTCTAAAATCTCCACAGAATAGAATTTTAGATCTATCTCCTACTCTTGTCATTATTGAATTTAATTCCATGTCTGTCATATTCTGACATTCATCTACAATAATGATAGAATTACTTAATGTAATGCCTCGTACAAAAGATGTTATTAAAAATTGAACAGCTTTTTGTTCTAACAATCTTTGGTATGCGTCAGGCCTCTCAAATAAGTCTGCGCAAATTTCTATATACGGTTCTGTATAAACTTCTGTCTTTTCTTTCTCGTCTCCCGGTAAATGTCCTATATCTCTGCTGGGCACTGCAGATCTTACTATGACAACTTTATTAAAATTACTTGATTTTTCTAAAACTTCTTCCAAAGCATGGTATAGTGCAATATAGGTTTTTCCTGTTCCTGCAATACCATGTAATAACATTATCTGCGATTCGTCGTATGCGTCAAAAAATCCTTTCTGATTTTCAGTTAATGGTTCTATTGTTTTCATGTCATCTAATCTTAGTTTTAACTTATTATTGGCAATAGTAAGTTGAGGTTTTTGAATAGATTGAGTTTGAAGATTTGTTTTAGTTCTTGCCATGAATACCCTCGTTAAATGGAACGATAGGAGGACAACCTTGTTAGGTAATATCCTCCTCGAATTGAGAAATAAAAAATATCATCTATTTTAGCGTCGGCTCAATTTATCTTTAAGATTGGCGTGTCTGCCATTGGCAGCGCTAATCCTAGATAACACTTCTCGAAACCCGTTGTCAATAGTTCGAAGACCCAAACGCACTGGGTCTCCTATTTGCATAGTACTGTGATGGGATTCGTGATTTGTTGATTTGCAGGATGTGCATTCTTGTTGATCTTTGTCATCAAATTTACAAAAGACTTCAAATATGTGGGAACACTGGGAACATTTTAAATCGTACATTGGCATAAAGTAAACTCCTATATTTTTATTTATACCTAACTATAATTGAACCATTGCGGAGTACTGCGTTTTTTCCAATTTGCGAGATGTATTTTGTTTTTTATATAATAATTCTGATATGACGCAATAGAATCACCTGGGATTTTCACATCTTCAGGCATAGCAGGAGTAGGTTGTGTAAAACCACTATTGCCAATATTACTAGGGATATTCTTAAGTAAAACATAACAAAGGCCATCTCTTTCAACTTTATGAGTTTTGCTATACCGATACGTGTATTCTTCACACAATGCGAGCAACATATTAGCTAACCAAATATAGTTCTCAGGTGATTGTCTCACCCAAATTGCTGAAGGATGATTGATATGTGTAGAAGCATAGAGAGTAGAATCAAGATAGCCAGAAAGTACATATCTTTTTTGTTTGCGACCAGTTTTACTGTAGCCATCAATGAGAGTGCCATCAAGAAAACGATGAGCAGTAGAAAGTAATTGAGCATATTCAAGTATCATTTTAACAACGTGTTTATCATTGTGCATCTCAGCACACTCTGCAGGATTGTGATCCAAATAAAATATATTCATAGCGATTCAATAGATCTAAGTATACCTATAATAATTTGTTTTGTTTTACTAGAAAAAATGGTAGAGGATTTCGCCTCTACCAATGCCTTAATAACTGTCAACGGATCGTAATTTTCTAATGTATTTTCTGTAACTTTTTCTGGTAATTCTGAGAATACATTTAATGACATTACTGTTACAAGTATCTCTTCCTCCGTATACAAAGGAATCTTGTAACCTTTAAATAAAGCTCGTTTTTCTGGGAATCTATAGATCTTAGCATTCATCTAGTATTTATAAACTAAGCCAAGATTTAACCTTTTCGATTGTTTCATTTGCATTTGTGTGCAAAGATACATACCCATCCATGACTACAAAGTCGTCACACACATCTTGCGTATCATCAATCAAAAAAGATTGATTATTTGCGAACCCTTTTTTGTACCAACGACCAGGAACAATAATTGCAGGAAAATTAATAGAGTTTTTACACAACCAATTAATTTTTTGAGATTGTACTGATGCGTGATCTTTAAATCCGCCGCTAGATGATAGAATCGCAATGTCTGCTTTTTTGTTAACAGAATTTAGAAATTCGACCAACTCAGTTGCACCTTCATGCAGATCAAAGGTTTCGAAATGCTTGTTATCCACAATTGTACGCCAGTGTTGCCCAAATTTATTACGAGCCTCACTTGGAGCATGACCAAACAATTCTACAAATCTTGAATTGAAGTCTGCAAGGACTCCATCCATGTCTACATATATTTTCTTAATCATTTTACTTTGTTGCTACTATCTGCAACATCCTTGTCTTCACGCAATTCAATAAACACGGGCAAGAACAAACTTTCAACACCTGATCTATCTTTAATACGAGCATTATATTTGACAGTGACAATTTTTCCTATTACTTTACTGTGAGTATATGCATCTCGTTGTTCATCGGAATACCCCGAACCAACATTAACACGAATAACACCGTCGCTTGATTCACACACCAATGCTCCGAGCCGACCCTTATTTTTACCAGTACCTTCTTCCCAATCAACAACAACCAATTCACATTCCAATTCACCTTTGAATTTAATTTGTTCTTTAGACCGTCGATCTTCCCAAATACCTGTTTTGGATTTTAAGATTGTGCCTTCTTGGCCTTCAGCAAGAAACTTCTCAAAAATTACCTGTGCAGAATAAAGATTATTGACTTCTTTATTCCAAACCAAGTCTACATAATGTCTAAACTGATTAAACTGACCTTTGACGTGTGAAATAGAATTACCTAATTTAGCTAGACGAATATTATACGGTTCCGTATCTTTGCTTGTCTGGAATGAGCTAAGAGGAATAGCATCCCAAAGAGTTGCTCGTACATTTTCCGATTCCTCCATACTCATAGTACCCTTAATTGCTTTAGATAAAATGCCATTGCCTGTTTGTCTATTGACTGGCTTGCCTGCATAATCAGCAATCAACAATTCACCATCAAACACCATGTCTTGTCCATAGTGTTCTGCCATCTTAAGAAAAGGTACACTAAAAGATTGATTAGGGATGCTTAATGTCTTGCCATTACGAGATCTAAATTCTACAGTGTTGCCTCGGGTGATTGCGTTGAATCGCATTCCGTCAAGCTTAAGCTGGACGTACGCTGGGAAGGAGATTTTGTCAACGAGTTTTTGGTCGTATCCAGAAGCCAACATAATTGGGTATGTCGAGACAACTCCTGGCCAAATTTTGTTGACTGTTGCTTCGGAGACTCCACACCGCATGTCTTTTGCAATAATACGCTCAATGATCTTTGCATCTTCATGATTAACCGATTCTAAAATAGTTTGTAAATGAGAAATACCTGCGTTACCAGTATGTACTCGCAAATAAAGAAAGTCCAACTGATTCAATGCATCATCTAAAGGAACACCTGTATCTTTAGGTTGATATGTAGGGATCTTGCGAATATAAAACTGAATAAACGGATCTAACGCCAAATGAAATACTCGTTTAAGTAATTCATTGTTCTTATTTTTAATAAGAATAGCTTCTTTAGCTAGACGGGAATTGTCTGATGCTAATTGTTCAAAGATCGTATAGATTTGGCTCATTTCTTCTCCTTAATGTCTTATTATAATACCGTTCGGATAAGAAGTCAAGAAGTAACCCGTTCAAGAAAAGGGTTAAATTGCCCTTTAATTTTAAATGACATTTTATAGTCTTTTTCCTCCGAAATTAGTTTTTCTTTTACAGGTTCAATAGATTCCAAATCTTTATAAACACCTACAATATTTTTCTTTTTAACACGTCCAATTTTATCTAAATAATTGGCTTCAAGGATATATTGATTAAACATATTAAGTAGTTTGTTTTTCCATAGTAGTACTATTAGTAATAGTTTGATACATTGTCTCAAACTCCTCATGTTCTTCCAGCTCAAGGCTAAAATTTTGTTTGTGATAAACTTTTGCCATACGTCGAAATGTCTTTTTTGACAATAGATGTTTTTCGCAAATGTCTTTAATCGCTTCTCGAATAAATTCCCGTTCACCTTCTGTGCGAGCCATTGACGCACTAATTTCTTTCATGCATTCTAGAATCTCTTTACGGTCGGTTGGGCTTGATGGGATAGTCATAATTATTTTCTTTCAATATCATCTTCAATACAATTATCTCCATACTGGATTTCGATAATTTTCAACGGAGCATCTGTTTCATTACAAAGCTGATGCCATTCAGTTTTCCTAATATGGAGACTATCAAATTTTTCATAGACTCCTTGTAGGTCAACATCGGTGCCTGCGTCCAGTGTATAGACAGAGGCTTTTCCTTCAGAAACAAACCAGTGCTCTGCTCGATCTTTATGTCTTTGCATACTAAGACATTTACCGGGATCAACTGTTAGTTCCTTAACTTTAACTTCTTTATCTTGTTCATGTAGGACACGATAATAACCCCAATACCTTTCAGTCTTAGGAGATTTCCATTCTTTAAGAATCCATGAACTAGAATTGGTTTTGTCTTCTCCACCTATACCAAAAGCAAAACTCAATCTGTTATCTTGAATAGACATTTCGGGAATGTTATCTTTATTCCTATCCCCGCCGTTGGCAAAAATAATTTCATAAGTTGGATATAAGTCCAATGCATATTGAATAAATTTCTTGGCGCTATCATCTGAATCATACGAGTCATCAAATACGACGATGTCATCGACACATTCTAATTCCTTAATTAATGCTGATCTTTCCAGAATAGGCATAAATGGTCTACCTTTTTTTCTAGTCAACCATGCATCAGAATTAATGCCTACTACAAGCCAATTGCCTAGACTTTTTGCAGTTTTTAAATATTTGATATGACCACTATGTAAAGGATCAAACCCACCTGTTACTAATACTATTTTCATTATCGCCTCATACTTGAAATTGATTTTGCCTCTTCGTCACTAAAGATAGGAACGGCATTGGACTTATGCATAGTACCAATGCCAATCATCTTTGTTCCGGTATATTGAGGAATTACTTTAGAACTACCAATACCATCACCAGTATTACGACT